ATATGAATTAGCCAGAGCTTTAGCAAACGACACAGACGCAATAACAGGAACTACAGGAAAAGATGGAAACTTTGAAGAAGTAAACTTAGGAGATATTAAAGTTAAATACAACACTGCAAGTCAGGGAACTGGATCTATAAATAATATTCTTGATGTCTACCCATGGCTACAAAGTTATCTTGGAGCGTATATGCTAGGCGGTGCTGGCAGTTTCCAACTAAGGGCGGTTAGAGGATAATGGCAGGACAACTAGACACAGCATTAAAACAGATTGCAAAACAAGTGGTGTCTCAACTAGGAGACTCATTAGACACAACTATTATCTACACTAGAAAATCATCTACATCGTACAACACATCTACTGGTGCAGTAACTACCAGTGACACCAGCTACACAATAAAAGTTCCTGTTGAATTTATACAATCCAGTGAGGAGACAGGATTTCAAGAGAACATAGCTAGAGTTTTTATAACACCTGATCTTATAGGGGATAGCCAACCTCTGCTATCAGATGAAATAACCCTTACATTTTCTGGATCGACCAGAGTTGCAAAGATTACAGATGTAAGAACTTTGCGTGGCGGTCAAGAATATCTATTTAGAATTGACGTTATTTTCTAATGACTTTAGTAAACGCACGAGCAGCATTTGAAACAGCAATCAAAACTGCTGTAGTTGCTGCTGATAACACAGTAACAGTCGTATTTGATAATATGCCTTTTACAACTCCAGGTAATAATAAAAAGTATGTAATGGTAAGTCTTAATTTTGCACAAGCGACTACACAAACTCATGGTGCTGCCCAAGATTATTACTCTGGTTCTATAAGATGTGGGATTTTAACACCACCAAATAAAGGAAGTGCCGTAGCATCTGCAATAGCCGAATCAGTTATTGATGGATTGATTTCAGTAAATGCACCTGGATACTCAGATACATTTTCAGTAAGTCCTAGAGTATCTGCAATCGAAGGACCAACTGCTGTCACAATAGAAGGAGATAGCCACTTTTTATCTGTCGTAAGTTGCGACTTTACTGCCAATGCCTAGTAGAAAACCACTATCAAAAATGCCTAACGACTTGAGAAAGTTAATCTTAAAAGGCAGAAAACAATTAGCAAAAGACATAGTACACTCTCTTACTGAAGATGGTCCTTGGTGGACAGGAACATTCGGTGAAAACTGGGTCGTATCCAAAACTCCTGTAAAACCTACACGAAAGAGAAACCCAGATACACCTTACTTTATGATTCCTGCTAGAACTGAAAGAGTATTTAAAAACGCAAGAGTACCCACAGCAAAAATGGGTCAAGATTTATACGTAGGAAACAGAGCTAAGTATGCTGGTTTTGCAATAAACGCTCCAGGACAAACATTGCCTAACCTTAAAAATAAGCAAGTAACATACGCAGAACACGCAAAGGAGCATAAAATAACAGCTAAACAACCAAACTGGTACAACGTCTACACGTTAGGTGGGCTTATCAACAAAGATATAGACAAAGCATTTAAAAAAGTTGGTTTTAAATAATAAAGTAGTAGTATAGTATAAGAATACACTATTCAACTTTATGGCATCAGACAGAGCAATCGACAAGCTAAAGAAAGCGTTTAGCATAGGCAAAAGAAGTAGCTACCCTATATACAAAGATGGCGAATTAATTTTACAGGTGTACTGGACACCATTAACCATTGCTGATCGAGATGCAATAAATGATACTCTAATAGCCAGCAATAGAGTACAAAATGAAAGCAGCCTAGACTTTGCTCTTCAAGTAATCATAAGTAAAGCTGAAGATGAGAACGGTCAAAAGCTATTTGTTGAGGCAGATAGACCAAGTTTAAGAAGAGAAATACCATTAGGAGTTTTACTTGAACTTATGACTAAGATGCAAGAGTTGGGTGAGGAGGCTACCCCTGATGCCGTAAAAAGCACAACTGAATAAAGACCATTATCTATATTTTCAGTTTATGATCGCTGAAACATTAGGAATGACAGTCGAATATTTGCGTAAAAATATGACCTTAGAAGAAGTCTATGGATGGAACGCTTACTTTAGTCTTAAACATCAAAGAGAAAAGAAAGCATACGAAGATGCCCAAAAGAAAGCTCAATATCGTAAGGTACGCTAAACTAGGTTTAATGTTTTCTAAAAATTAGTGGCTGGCTCTAATTACGATGTAAATATTAAGTTAGATGTTCGGAAGATAAACCAGCAGATAAATAATCTTGAACGAAGAATTAGTAAGCTAAATGCTTTAGCACAAGGAAAAAGGGGTGATTCTAAAATTCTTTTAAAGAATGAAAGAGATAAAGCTGCATTAATATTGAAACAAGAAAGAGCACAAAAAAGAGTAAATAGAGAACTGCAAAAAACAAATAAGCTAAAAAAGGAAAATCTTTTATTAACTAATAAGACAACAGCTAAAACAACAGCAGATAAAAGTAGGGCTAGTAGTGGAAGCACTGTTGTATCTACGGGAGGAGGAAAAAGTGGTGTTTTATCAGGAGCGTTAATAAGTGGTGCTTTTCCTCTTTTATTTGGACAAGGACCATTAGGAGGTGCTTTAGGTTTTGCTGGTGGAGCTATTGGTGGAGCTATTGGTGGTCAGACAGGAGGATTTGCAGGAGGTTTAATTGCTACTGCTGGTTTAACTCAGATACAACAAGCTATACAAGGTATTAATGAATTAGGTGCAGCTTTAAAGCCAGAATCTCTTAATCTAGACAAACTAATTACATCTTTAGGACTTATTGGAACTGAAGAATCAAAAAGACTAAAACTTATAGAACAGTTAGAGGGAAAACAAGCAGCTTTAAATGAGGTGACTAAAGAAATGAACAGAGTAGTCGGAGAAGATGGAGTAAGAAAAATAAAAGAATTTACAGAAGTAACAAGAACTATGGGAAATAATTTTGCACGGGTTATGACTCAAATGATGTCAGGCTTAACGTCAGCAATCATGGACTCTCCTTTAGGTGAATTTTTAACAAAACGATCACAAAAAGGAAAGATTAATGCAGCATTACCTGGTGATATTGAGACAACTGATCCAGTTTTAAAAAGATTAATTGCTGAGCAACAAAAACTTCTAGCTCCTAAAAATGAAGCGGAACTAAATAAAGCTGTGAACCAACAAGCCTTAGGTCCATTATCTTTATCAAGTGGTGGATTATTTCCACAACAGATTCAAAACACAGCAGAACAGCAACTAGCAGATGAAAGTTCTGCAAAATCACTAAATATGCAATTACAAAGTATTGAAAGATCTATAGAAGCAAGAAAACAAGTTTTATTTACATCCAAAGAGCAAGAATTAAAAGATACTAATGCTAAAAAAACATCGGAATTAATTTTACGAGATGTAAAAGCACAAAATCAATTTTTACAAGAGTCTATAACTTTGGGCACATTTCAAGCAGAAATAGAGCAGAAGATAAGGGATCTTAAGCAACAACAAAAAGCCATTGGAAAAGATTTATCGGCTGACGATGAGAAGGCTTTTAGAGATCAGCTAAGACTACAAAGAGAACTTGAACGTGTAAATAGTCTGTATCAAGGTATTGCTGATACTGTTCAATCAGGTCTTGTTGATGCTATTGAAGGTGCAATAAACGGAACTAAAACTCTTGGCGATGTAGCCCGTAGTGTTTTTGGAGCGATCCAGAGACAGCTTATAAACTTTGCTGCAACTTCTTTCTTAAGAGCAATTCCTGGTATTGGTGGATTCTTTGCAAATGGTGGTGTTACCAAGCCTAATAAATCATATATTGTTGGAGAACGTGGGCCAGAATTATTTACCCCAGGAGTTACAGGAAGAGTTACTCCTAATCACGAAATGGGTGGAGGATCTACAAATGTGGTTGTTAATGTAGATGCTTCTGGTTCTAATGTGGAAGGAGATGAAGATGAAGGCAGAGCTTTAGGGGTTGCATTATCAGCAGCGATAGAGGCAGAATTACTTAAGCAAAAACGACCTGGAGGTTTACTTGCATAATGGCTACTTTTCCATCAATCACACCAACATACGGACAGCAAAAAAGATCCGCACCAAATACTAGAACAGTTCGTTTTGCTGATGGCTATGAACATTGTTTGGACTTGCTGCTCATCAAAATCCAAAAATATATAATTTTACTTTTAACGTATCGGAAACGGATGCAGATACCATAGAAGGCTTCCTTGATAGTCGTGCAAATGATAGTGCCAGCTTTACTTTTACTCCACCAGGAGAAGGTTTTACAAAAACAGGAACTTACTCTCAATCAGGAACTACAGTAACAATTACAATTACAAGTCATGGTGTAGCTGTAGGAGATGAACTTACTATTGATTACACTTCTGGATCTGCAACTGATGGTACATTTCTTGTTGCTTCTGTAACTGACTCCAATGTATTTACTGTCACTGCTGCTGCAAGTGCTACTAATAGTGGAAATGTTTCGATTACTTTATCTGGTGCTGGTCAATATGTTTGCGAGAACTGGAATAAATCTATACCATATAACAATAGAGCAACAATTCAAGCAACATTTAGAGAGGTGTTTGAACCATGAG